AAACATGTAATGCAACTTTCCAGCGCTAACTGCAGTATCACCTACAATCCTATTCATGTCTCCGGCAGTTAACCCATTTTTACGCATCATTTCTGTCATGCCAGCGACGCTAGCTGCAGCTTGATCACCAGTCGTGCCGGTAGCCCGCATCATACGCACATATGTGGCCAAATTATCTGCTCCCACACCAGTTTCTCTAGATGACACAGCAATAGCGCCGGCAAGTTTGCCTATTTCATCTCTAGGAGTTCTGATATCAGCCAAAGCTTTGTATGCTGCTCTACCTTCACTTCCCAAAACATCCATTTCATTGGACAACAAATTCGCGCCTATGGTCAATTGTTCAATGCCGCCATATGCGCGATAATTTGCATCTTTAAAATCTTCCGTAATTTGAGTGGCCGCCGCGATACCTTCCAGCATAGACCAAATAAAAGAGACACCTCTGCCGAGCCCAATTGCAACATCATCGACAGAGTCTTTCATTATGCCAAATTTATCGTTGGATTTTCCAGCTAAGCGAATATCTTCCTCTAAGTACTCATTTTGTTCATTATGTAAAAGATTTTTACTTTTTAAAGAGTCATGGATATCAGAAAACAAGTCTACCTGATCATCAATTGTTTTAGTACCAGCTTTGCCAGCTTTAGCAAATTGCTGCTCCATATGCACAGCAGTATCCGCAAAATCTTGCATACTTGCAAAAGCATCAGATGAATCCAAACTTAATTGGACACTCAAAGCGTAAGCATTTACATCAGCCATTACCAATTAATCCTATTAAAATGCGGAAAAACCACCGACAGGAACAGCAGACGAAGGTCTTTCCGGACCCTGCGTCTGATCGTACCTTGCAATATAAACATCAGTCACCCATGTTCTACGTCTTACTCGATGATGAAAACCATAAACCACCCAGTTGCCAGACATAAACCATGGTTCACCATCAGCACCCCACCACTTTAAAAACACTGTGTCAACACCCAACCCTAAAGTATTGTCCCAAATACCGTGACCAACCACAGTAATTTTAGCTCTCATCAATGCGTTGGTTAAATTAAGGAACATACCGCGAGGTCGCCCATCAATGTATTCTTCATACTTCATTCCGATGTCACCAGCCGAATAAAGTTCTGGAACACTTGTAACTGACGTCCACCCTACGCCACTAGATGGTGATTTCGAGTCAGGATTTGGGTCAGGCCCTTTCCCTACATCATCATCTGGTTTAGTAAATGCTTGAATTGCTTTTGTTTTTGCAATTTTCTTCTTGTCCGTTGTTGTATCTTTGGCAAATAATTTATTTTCTTTTTCATCTGTAATTTTATCAAGATAAATGCCAGTAGTTGCCGACATACCCGATGTTACAAGTTTAGTGTTGGTAATCGCTAAAGCATTATCAGTTAATAATTCCCAGCTACCTATACTATCATGGCCCTTATTATTCCACACAGTGTAAAAAGCACGTTGCTTAGACTGCATTTCATTTTGTTCTTTAATAATCAATTGTGGGCCATCGACGGGTTTTCCATCCATGCCGATAATCCAATTTGTTTTATTAGATGTGACAGATGATGACCAATCAACTAACGAACTTAAAAATGTTTTCGGATCTTGCCTCATCATCCAAAATTTATTATTGTCAGAATCTTTTGTTTTGCTAACTTCGTATTGCACAGGACAATACTCATCCAGCATTTGTTCTATTACTTTACTAACACGACCCTTGTACATTTTACCAGATGCGTCCCCGGTGTTTAAAAACCAAGACGGAGGGTCAATTGCTACAAATTCTAAACGGCCCATGTCCGCAGATGCGCCGTCAGCGCTCAATGATACAACATAAGCATGCTGCATTCGAGTTGCTTTTTCTGGGTAAGTGTTTTCTTTTTCATTATGCCAACGAATTTGAAACTCCATTAAAATTGGCAAATCGTTTCTTGCGTTTCGTAAATATTGTTGGTCATCAGCACCAGTTCCACCCATCAATTTGGTTAAAAGATTGTAATGAGTGTCAAACAACTTTGCACGAACAGTATAACCACCATTCGCCATACCTTTAAACTCAAAATCAGAAAACGAATTACCCCAATCTAACGACCCAGTGATGTTAGGAAATCGAACAGTAACATAAGGATTAGCTTCAGCATTAGGAGCACTTGGCATGGAATTATTCTGGGTTTATTATCAAGGTAGTAAAAGTACTAAATATATACTACTATTGCACTTGGGTGACAAAGACGGTAAACACTGTGGACTGGACACAAAATTCATTACTGAAGCAGATAATAAAATCATATACTCCTTCATCACTGAATTACATAATTTATCTTTGGGTAAAAAATTATCGTGGATTAAAGAAAAACTCCCGAAATCTTATAAACATGCATATAAAGAATTAAATAAAAATAATTCTACAATTATTGAAAAATATCCAATTAACAAATAATTATTCGTTTGCCACATCATCATAAAGGAGAAATTTTATGTTTGATAAATTCAAAAAATGGTGCGAAAATTTATCTGGGACGGTTAAAGAATGGGAAAAACCATATGTCCACGATGTTTTAGAATTAGAAGTTCACACAAAAGAAGAACATGAAGCTGTCACAAAAATCTTAAAAATGAACACCCACGCATGGCGTATCGCGTTAGACAAATTTAAAAAAGACGAGAAACGTTCACCAGAATTATGGTCGCCCAGAACATTCGAATTAATATTTAAAGCATTTAACACACGAGTAGAACAATTAAATGCCATCTCCGAACGAAATACCCGAATCAACAAAGCTTTAGATACATTTATAGACACAACTTCTTGGATGCGTGAACAAAGAGCATACGTCAACATAAATGAAGAAGCTGAACGACGAAAAACCCTAAAAATTAAATATGGGGACGATTACTTTGACAGAAAATAAAGCAATTTATGTTAATGATAAATCGCCCCATGGCAAGCATTGATTTTATTTACGATTCTCTAATTGTGCCATTCTTTTGCGCAACCTAACCATTTCTCTGCTATTTAATTTGTTAATATTGGATTCCATAATTTTTTTAACACTTGAAAAATCATTGGTTTTTTCTCCAATTTCATTCCAGTCTTTGCAATCATATTCTTGCGGTGGCAATGAATAATAAACTTTAAATCCACCGCCATCTAATAATTTAAAATTATGGATAACACTTTGCATCCCAGCTTTATCATTGTCTGGGGCCAGTATAACCCCATCATTTGGCCCTAACAATTTTAACTTTTTTATTTGGTTTGCAGTTAACACTGCGCCGCCTGATGCCATAGCTTGGTCTTTTAGTGTATGTGCGTCAAATATCGCTTCAGTGATCACAACATAATTTGCCGGCTCAACCATGTCAAACCCATACAAAAAATCACCCTTAGATACTCCAACATCTGAAGAGGGGAATCTAAATACTTTATTGAGTCTTGAACGACTTTGCCAATAAACCAATTCCCCATATTCATAATATGGCCACACAACTTCCATCCCTCGATGATGTAGATCATATAATTTTACATCATCTTCGAACACTCCTCGGCTGGCCAGCCATTTTTTCAGAATATCAGCTACTTTATCTGTAGAATGAATCAATTTTTCGGAACCATCGGGGAGGGCCACGGAAGGCTCTTCTTCGGCCTTTAAGTCTTCTTGATTGCCCTGAGACCTTTCTAAATTTTTAAAATTCACGAAAGACCCAAGGACAGCTTTTGCAGCATCTGGGAATGAACACTTCAAATATTTTTGTGCAAATCGCAAAAACGAGCAGCTATTTCGTTTGCCCGTTTTTTGATTTATGCCAGACCATTCATTGCCTCTCCAGTCATGGCATGTACCTTTTTCAGGATTTATATTAAAATGATATCCAGTGTCCCCATTGAAGGGATTATTTATAACATATTCTTCGCCATCCCTGCGAGTTTTATAATCAAAATTGTCCTCAATCCAAGAACGAATTTTAGAAGGTGGTATTTTTACATAAGCCATATGTTATAAAATACTATTTTCCTTGCAACTCCCTAAATGCGCCTTTAATTTGGTTATAACCCGGAGCACCGGACATTATTTTATCAAGCACTCCTCTGCTTTTGCCCTTCTCGCCGCTGACCATTCCGAGCGCTTTATCAGATAATTTATATCTCCCAGCTCCAGCATCAACCAAAAGTTTCGCTTTATAAGCCGCCACACGGTCTTCTTCTTTCATTGTATTAGCTAAAAAATCCGCTGTAAATGTCTCGTTCTCAAGATCTAAATCATCCCCAAATTTATCGCTAATTAATTTGACAATCTTTATTGCCAAATCAACAGAACTGGAATCTTCACATATCAGCGATAATCTCATAGCATTGCGCTTTCAATTAATGGTTAAAATAAAATTTTTGCTTACTCTAGTAGAACCATCAGGCATCGCGATAGTAACACGATACTTATATGTTCCTTTGTAAAATGAACTCGTATCAAGATCATATCGCATAATGTAAGGATTAGATCTGTACGAACCATGGCGCAAACCAATTGTCATTTCTGCACCGTCAACTATCAATTCTTCATTCATCGTCCATATTGAAATGGTCGGTTTTAAAAATGGAATGATCGGATTCACAAGATTAAAATTATAATCATACAGTGGAAGAGGCATGATGCCAACTTCCAAAGGTCTAATTTCAGGTTTGTTAAACTTTTGATCTAAAGGTTCAAAACCAAATCTTATCGATTGCAAGCCGTCATCTATAAACCATTCATCTGGATAAATCCAAAATCTATGACATGATGAAAGCAGCAATGGATCATAGATGGCATTATCTAAGTCACACACTACACCATCGCCCGTAGGATCTGCAGTTCCTAAATCACCACATGGGTCATCGGCAAAATAATACCACACATCAAAATAAACATCTGGCACTGAGTATGTTTCCGGCACACTAAACAACAAATGATGTTCGCCGATAACAGCTCCGGCAGTTACGCCAGCAGCTAACGCCGCACCGTTTGCATCCACTCTTTTCAATGGTGATGGATAATAGGCATTGGCTGGGTCTACAACTGGGACCGTTGCAACCAAGTTATGCGGCAGAACTTGTGATTTGTATATCTCAACATATCTTATGGCATATGGATCTTTGGCCACACCATTATTACGAAATGTTACATTGAGATCCGCAACTTTGCCACGTCTTGTAGAAATACGTGAAAAGGCATCGCTAGCTATTTTAGTCATATAATATCTCCTCAATTTATTTTTGAGGAGTTATATCGTCAATCATCGCCGTGATTTAGACATGGATGGCATAGATGGCATGGACGGCTTTGACATAGACGGTTTTGACGGCATGGATGGCGAAGAGCCGCGTTCTTTTTCTTGTTGCTTTTTAAATTCTTCTTCAATCCGTTTGATATACCAATTGCGGTCTTCAGATATCATTTGATTTTGCTCAAACAATGACAATTTGCCATAATGTTTAAGTTGGAATTGCTGTTCCATCAAATTGTAATATTCTCGATCACATTCATCGGGTGTTCGACGGGCGAAAAAAGGATTCCGAGATCGGTAATTCAACCGTAAACTCGCCCTCACAGTCTGGGCATCCCAGTGTTACGGTAGTGTCAATGCCTGGCGTATGATTACGTAGCCATTCGCGAATAGTAGATGTGTCAGTAGCGTGTAACTTGTCTATAAAGCTTCTGATTGTAAACGGGTTATCAACGCCCATCACATTAACTATGATTTTTTCAAGATTGTCAGTTATGGCATCATCCAATTCATTGCTTTGGTTTCTTTGCGCACTGGGATTCAATGATTTTGCAGCTCCCGGTCGAGCAAACGATTTTTTCTTAGTTCGCTGTTTTGAAAGCATGCTATTAGCATCTTTAGCACGCAATAACCTAACCGAAACCCAAACATCGCGGCCAGTAGCTTCACTTAAGTATGGCAACACAATTTTAAAAGGTTCATCACCAGCAGCGGGGTCAGCCCATGTGATAGTGCCAGCCAATAAATTCAAGTCATACGCATGTGTCGAAGTAGATTCACACGTGGGGCATTGCACTGCAAATTCGTACATGTTACCATGTGTAATACCACGAATATAATAAAGCAGGAATATTCTATCACCAAGAATCAATTCAACAGGGTCAAAATTTTCCGGAAAAACACAACATTCTCTAAATAAATAATCAATAGATTGGCCAGACTGCGCTAATCTTTGCGTTGCCAAAATTTTTTCAGCAGTTTGTCCCATAGCTTTAACTTTAACTAAACCATCGGGCCAATCATAGTAAAAACCTTTACTAGGCAATTCGCAATTTTCCCACGGAATTAATTGATCCTGTGGAATTCTCAGCAATTCTTCTAAAAATTCTTCAGAAGAGGCACCGGAATCTACTAAAGATTCTAAATCAGCAATAGATGATTTTATCTCGTTGTGACCCTTGCCATCATTGTCAGGCACCACAGTAGCACTTGTTGATTTTACTGGGTCTGGGCCAGACATGCTTAATTCTTCTTCAGCAGGCTCATCATTTGATTCTTGCTTTGATTCTTGCTGCGAAGATTCCTGATTTTCAGGATCATTTTCTTCAGGTATTTCTGGATAGTTTACATCAGGCATAATATTCTCCAACTGTAATAGTGTTCATGATGTATTTACTCTCCTCCACTGTTCTCCTTACTTATCGGCTGCGGAGCAGGGGACGGCTTATCAACATTTTCAGCTGTTTGACCAACATTACCCGCGAATGTTTCATCAGGACTATTTGTAGTTATTTCTTCGGCCCAGTCATACGTAAGAGTAACTTCCACCATTTTTACATCACTATTTGTATATGTAAGATCACCATATTTTATAACAGACGGCCAGCTATTTATCAGTCTAAATGTTTGTGCTTCTTCGCCATCGGGAAGGAACGTTCGAAATCTAGACTCTCTTTTGTACGTATTAACTGCAGCAAAACCTTGTTTTGGACTCCACACAGTTTTTCGCCATTTCTTCATAGTATCAAGAAAACCCAGCGTGTCATACCATGCTACTTTAACATCGGCCCAATTAACAGATTTAGCAAATTTATATTCTAATGACGCACCCATCACAGTTTCTTGCGCCACATTAAATGTAGGTAGTGTCATTGTTTTACAATGAATTACACCTATGTTGGAATACGATTGAAATTCATAAAAATTTTCAATTTCCCATGTGTAAGTGTAATAATATTCAGCATTGTCCGGAGCACCGTTTGCTATACCGACGCCGCCTTGCCCATTTACAATAAATCCTGGCATTGTTTAACCTCATTTAATTTTATACACAGGCACGAATTTCACATTATCATTATGATTTATAGGCGACTGTGTCACCCTATAAATTTCATCATCGATTCGAATGTCCGCGCCGGGCATTACCACAACATTATTCCACAAATCAAGGTGACAATCCCCAAATTGTAATTTTTGGCCTTTATGTACAACAAGAAAGCGATCATGCTCCATGGCCGTGTCAATTGATTCTTCAATATTAAAAGAATCAAAAGATGCAACAGCAAAAGATGGTAAAGCAGCAGCTATTGTCATAGTCGTCACGAATTTTCTTCTATCCATTTTTAAATTCCTATCTTAATTACGAGATTCCACAGCTCTGTCAATTTGAAGAGTCATAGATATACTTGATATGTCAGTGCTTTTATAATCTAAATCAGACGGAGAAACTTTAGATGGCCAACAACCATACAATTCATATTTCCATATTGTATTGCCTTCACCATCCAGCATTTCAAGTTTACATTCTTTTCTATAATCAATTGGTTTACCCTGCCTAGAATTAAGCGTGTCGACCATTGTACCTTGCCACCATTCGTACAGATAGTTAGCTGTGTTATTGAGCGGCATGTTTGGGGCGGAGGATCCATAATGACTAAGAACTACTTCATAAATAGTTATTTCAATTGGGTTCCAATAATGTTGTCCCGGGCGATATATTCGATCTTGCCCGCTATGAATTTTTATAACATCAGTTTCAAACGTCGGTCTCGATGCTTTATGCGCATATACTAAAACATCTTTTAATGGTTCTAAAACACTAAACACGTATCTATAACTTCTAGCAGTTTCTACAGTATTTGACGGCTGCCCTATCAACGTTCCTTCTATATTAAATCCTGGCATGGCTACCTCTTAATAAAATTGTGGGGGGCGTATTGCCCCCCACAAACTATTTATCAATTTTAGTACTGTAAAGTATTATAATCTTCTTGCTCTATCATACCTCAGAGTAGCTTCAACAGTCATGAGATCAGTAGATGTGTAATTCAATTCTTGAAAATTAACAGCTTGCGGCCATACGCCGTACATACCCCATTGCTCATTAGGCATACCTGCGCCGTCTAGCACTGATAGGGTTGCTTCGGTTTTGTAAGTACCGACTGGCGCGACATTAGCTGAACCGATGTCAACAACAGATTCCAACCAATTGTAAATTGCTTGAGAAACATCTGGAGATTGTTCACCATCATACCATACCAATGAAACCGGTTCCCATGATTGCTTACCAGCAAAATAAACCTTCTCTTGGTTATGATGCATTTCAGGTTCCTCAAATGAGAAACTAGGGCGTTGAGCCGATTGCAACAACAATAAAACATTAGGAGCAACAGGTCCAAGTGTTTCAAACATCCAACGATGTGCTCGACGCACTTCGATGGTGTTGGATGGGCCACTGCCCCCGCCGCCACTCACTACATTAAATCCAGGCATTTTTACCTCCTACCGATTTGGTATTTATTTTTTATTAACCTTCTGATGAAACAACACCACCTGCAGCCAAAACTTCTTCAGCTGAGAAACTTGCACCGGTTCTCAACACAACAAGGTTCAACACGATGAATTCCACAGCTCTCGTAGGTTTCAAGAATACTGACACCCACAATTCATTTCTGTCGATTCTTTCGGGAGTATTATTAGTTTCATCACAAACCACTTTGAATGCTGTCAAACCACGCCGTGATTGGACATCGGCAAGAAACGGATTAACCGTTGCTCTTACTTGAGACCACAAAGCAGGATCGTTAGGCTCAAAAACAAACGTTCTAAGCGATCTAACCAAATTTTTCTTAAGATGAATCAACAGCATTCTAACATTAACACGATCTAATGCTGTAGATGTACGTTGTAAAGTTCTTTGACCCCAAACAGTGATGCCATCCTTAGGAAATTTAACAATAGGATTAACAGCATTGCCGGAACCATAAAGCAAATCACGCTCACCTTGAGTTGGCGAATATTCAACATCAAGTGCTGTTAACAAATGGCCTCTTTGCAGACCAGCTGGTGCGAACCATTGTTCGCGTTCTCTAGCAGTTCTAGAAAAGACAGAAGCAATGTGACCGGATGGCGGAACCCAAATTTCATCAGCAGAAAATTGATCGTAAATTTTTACCCAGCCCCAATACAATGCGCCATAACTACTATTAATAGCAGCAGAAACATCAGATAACAACATTCCATTGTGCCAATCAACAGCCTGTTGTGGACGAAGACCAAATGGCGGATCAACTAAGTATAGTACATCGCCGCGACTTTCGCACATTTGCAGCGCAGTCCCGATGACAGCACCACTTGAAAAACCAGGAATTGACAATAAATTGATGTCAATTGATTCTGGATTTTGGAACGCATAAATTCCGCTGTTAATCGCAGGATTTCCAATAACTGCCGCATCCAATTCACTGGAGTAAGCTGGATCAACTGGAATACCATTAGCCATTCCACGAAACGCTTTATTAGAAAATTGTGATGGCAATCTAACCGCGTAAGCGTTAGAGCCAGTCAGCACGTTCGCATTGTTATTAAGGAAAGCTGGACGCTGTTCCCAATGAACAACTGAATTTCCATTCGCGCCGCCATGTTTAGTGCCAGGATTAAGAACATCACCAATGTAACGATCGTCTCTTTGATCAAATGTCACATCAGAAATAGTTTCAACAGCAACACCAGCTTTATCAGTAATTGTCAGTGCGTAACGGCCAGCGGTTTCACCAACTCCTTGGGTGAAAGAACTAAGCGTAGCTGAGTAAGCATTAACGCCGTCAACATCACCGAGCCATGTTCCAGGTGAAGGTGCTACTAAAAATCCAACAATGTTTTGAAAATAAGAAGTTTCAGAAGTACAAGTTGCACTTGTTGCATCAACTTCACATGACAAAGGCGTCGACGCAGTAGCTTCTCCAGAATCCGCAAGGATCAACGTGTTATCAGAAAATCCTCGATACGATCTTTTGTACGGAAAATCAATGTCCAATTCTTCCGCAAATCTCAACGTTCTAATATTCGAATGATCCGCCTTCATGCGCAGAGTATCAAATTGTCTTCCAGAGGTAGCAACAATAACAACCTTGGTCTCGCCGCCAGGAACTGACAATGAAAAACTATCAAATAACGTTTCTCCAGCAACAACACCCGCTGCATCGATAGCAGAAGAGACAGTCACTACAGTTTGATCATTACCAACTGGGCAATTGAATTCAACAATTGTTGTTGATAATCCAGAGAGAGCAGCCGCGGCAGATGATGGAGCAATGGATGAAGAACCAGATGATCCAGCCAATTCAATAACTACTCTGTTATTTTGAGTAGAAATGTCGAAAGGACCACTAAATTGACCAAGAAGATAACTACGAGGAATATCCCACGCATGCAA